TAAAGTAAAGGACTCGCAAAGATTATTAAATAAGCTATTTAGCTTAACATTATCACACGCACAGTCTTCAGCAGGATTAAAACTATTAGTTCCTGAAGGAAGTGTAGATGATTTAAAACAATTAGAAGTAGACTGGGCAAACCCAAATGCAGTTATACAGTATAATCCTGAATTTGGAGAGCCTCACTTTCCTCAACCATCTCCATTAGCATCCGAGTTCTATCATCTTATAGACAGAGTAGAGCATTATATAGACCTCAATTTCGGCATTCCGGAATTAATGCAGGGATTTAAAGAGGGAGCGCCGGATACAGTAAGAGGTACAGCAATGCTTTCAGAGATGGGAGAAAGCAGGGGAAAGTCTAAATTAAGAGATATAGAAGGAAGTTTAGATAGACTTGGCAAAGTAATCTATGGACTTGCTAAGGGTCATTATAACTTTCAAAAAACTTTTCGCATTGTACAACCTAATAATGATATTACAGAATTCACTGTAAACAACAGGTTATACGATGACAAACAACAAGAATTAATGTCAATTGAGAACGATATATCTATCGGTCAACATGATGTTCGAATATTATCAGGTTCAACTTTACCAAGTAATAAGATGGCTGAGTACAATATGTACTTAGAAGCTTACAAATTGAATCTGGTAGACGATGTCGAGGTTTTAAAGAAAACTGAAATCTTTGACAAAGAAGGCGTTCTGAAACGTAAGGGAATGATAATGCAGTTGCAACAACAGTTGCAAGGAGCAACAGAGCAGATTAAGAAACTTGAGGGAGACTTGCAGACAGCCGACAGAGAAGTCAGGCATTCACGTCAAAAAGCCGAACTTGAGAAGTTCAAAGGGGACATTGGTGACATTGCGCAAAAGGCTAAATACCAAGAAAAAGCAAGCATCAACAAACTGGAAACTGCGGTCACGAAGGCAATTGCCAAAGAGGAACTGAAAATTCAGAAGCAGACGATGGAGGATAAAGCAAACCGAATGGGAGCTGAAGGCTCATAATATCTGGTTACGTCTCTTTTTAGACATCGTAAGGTGTAACTAAACAAACAAGAGAAAATCAAGGAGGTAATATGGAAAACCTACAGGAAGAACAACAAGTCGCACAGCAGGCTGAACCGGGGGCAGTCGAACAAGCCCCTGTAGATTGGCAAGGCGAAAGCAAAAAGTTCCAATCTATGTATGATAGGCAAACTGCTGATTATGACAGGTTGAAAGGCCAGACTGAAAAGTATGCTCAACTTGCAAAAATGCTGGAAAGCAGACCAGACGTGGTAAATGCAATGCGAGATACATTGTCAGGCAATGCCCAAAAGAAGGAGGAGCCCAAAGTAGATGCGGACTCTTTCGACCCTTGGGAAGCTTACTCCAATCCCGGCTCTGAGTCTTACAGACTTAGGCAAAAAGAAAATGAAAAGTTGGTAGGTAGTGCAGTCAAGAAACAAATGGCTGGACTACAGATGCAGATGGGAATGCAGAACTTGAAGAATGAGTTAGAATCTAAGTATGGAATGACAGACCCGAGTGAAGTTAATGACTTCATGAAATTTGCCATGACTCCAAAGGATAAAATTCCAATCGACACATTAGTAGATGTGTATAGAAAAAACAAGGGAGCAGGACAGCAAAGAACTGGTGCAAATGAAAACTTAGAGGCAACTCAAAGAAGTCAAGGTATTCCTAAATCTGCAGGCATTCTACAAGGTGCCAAACCTGAAAGAAGTAAAAATGACTCAAATACTTTATTTGACAGACTTTTAAAATCTTCAGGTAGCGGCAGTAGATTACCATAATTAATTAATAAAATAGGAGATTACAATGGCTATACAAAAAGACTCCCTAAATTCGTATAATGTCGACCAGACATCATCGGTTTCAGGTAGTTGGGATAGTAATGTAGGAGCTCAGGCTGACCTTAGGCGGAAACATGATTTCGGCGAAAGGGTAGCAGAACTGGCTCCTGAAGAATCTCCATTCTTCGTATACCTTAGTAAAGTAGCAAAACGTCCTACAGACGACCCTGTGTTCAGATTTCTTGAAAACAGGTCAAAGATTGATTGGACTAGCAGAAATTTCCAGATTGATACTACTACATTTAGTAATGTATCTGCTGGAGATGGACTTACATCAATGAGAGTTGATGCGTCAAGTGCTTCTGTTGACTGGCTTATTAAAGGCATGGTCATAGCTGTAGAAACAGCAGACGGAAGCGGCGGCGGTGCAGATGTAGGTGCAGCTCAAGTACTGGTTAGGATTGAATCTGCTCCAGTAGATGCAGGAGCTTATACAACTTTCAATGCGACAGTTATTAGTGTTTCAAGCTCTAACGCTGGTACTGACTACAATGACATTGCTAATGATGCAGAATGTCAGGTGATTGGTACAGCATTTGGTGAAGGTTCAGGCTCTCCAGACGTTTGGTCAAGTCAGTTAGAAGACGATTTTGGATATTGTCAAATATTCAAGACTGCAGCTGAAATGTCCAATACGGCGATTGCTACTAATTATCGTGGATATGCGAACGAATGGGATAGAATCTGGGCTATGAAGCTCAGAGAACACAAGGTAGATATTGAACGCGCAATGTTGTTTGGTCAGCGAGCACGTCAAGATTCTATACAATACACAGAAGGATTGGTAGGTCATATACTTGTCAATCAGGGAAGTCCGGCAGCTAGTGGTGCATTGAGTTACAGTTCAGGAGCACCGTATGTTGCTACACAGGCATCAACATCAACAACTTACGATTCACTTTTAAGTGATTTTGAAGTACTGTTTGACCCAGCAAGAGGTGGTAACAAGGAAAAGCTTGCACTCGCAAGTAGACCTGTTCTTACTTATTTTAATAAGATGGGACAGCATGCCTTTGTAACAAAATCTGCTGGTGGTTCTGAAGACTACCCAGTGCGCTACAACTTTGATTCAGTTCAAAGAGAAGGTGCATTTGGACACAGCATTATGCAGGTAAACACACTTCACGGAGACTTATCTATGGTTGCAGAACCATTGTTTAGAGGACTCTCTAGTGGGTTTATGGCATTAGTTGACATGTCTCAGGTAGCATACAGACCGCTTGTTGGTAACGGACTTAATCGCGATACTCATATAATAACTAACGTACAGCAGGCTGACGAAGACTTGCGGAAAGACATGATTCTTACAGAAGCAGGTCTGGAAGTAACGATTCCTGAGACTCATTGTCTGTACAACTTTACAGACTTATAAGGAGGTTAGAAAATGAGAAGTGACGTAATTAATGAAAGCAGTGGTAGTTACGGGAAATTTGACTTTGTTACATATTCCAAAGACATAGCTTTTGCGTCTGGAAAATGGCAAGACCTAGTTAGAAATGGCGTATTAACATCGTTAGATGTAAATGATGCCACCGTAGATGCTGGTATAACTCTAGTTAAAAACTATGAGTATGTATCAGCGTGGACATGTGATGCAGCATCAGCACTAACAATGCCAGCGGCAGAAGAAGGAGTTATGATAACATGGGTTCAGGAAGCATTAGCTGACGGAGCTTATGCAGCGGTCTTCACTTGTGCTAGTGGTGATACATTTGAACCTTATCAAGAAGTTCATATCGGCACTGGAATACCAGCATTGCAAGATTCATCAGTGGCAGCAGATAGTGTACTTACAATAACCCAAGCAGCTACAAATGGTGGTTGGGGAGCAATAGGAAGTACATTGATGTTCTATTGTAAGAATGATGGTGAATGGCTTGTGAGGGTTGACAGTATCTCAACTGGTTCTGGAGCAACTGGAACTATTGCTTTTAGCTAATCCCAATTCATAAGGATTAACAGTTAATAGAACTGTGGGGCAGGTCGTATAAAGGACTTGCCCCAAATCTATAAAGATTTTAAAACCAAGATGCCCATGAGATAGCCAAGCTCGGCAAGGCATCGTAACTTAGGAGAAATAATATGGCAGGCGGAGTACATAAATACACAGTATCAGAAGCTAATAATCTTTCATTAGGACAGGCAGGATTAGATGTTATAGTCACTGGAGACCCTGCAGAAACAGGTAATTGGGTAGCAGTAAAAGCATTTAATGGTGATATAAGGGTAACTACATTAAATTCAGTAGGAGACGGCCTTACTTCAGTAACTATTACACAAGGTGATGTAGTATTTGGGCCATTTACCTCAGTAGCATGTTCCGCTGGTTCCCCTGGTATATGTTTAGCATATAGAGGTTAGGTATGAGAAAATATACTGTACAAGAATCTAATAACATTGCATTAGGTCAATTAGGATTTGATGATTTAGCCGCAGGTACACATACTGGTACTTGGGTTGCAATAAAAGCTGTTGGCGGAAGAGCTTCATTAGGAAATTTAGAGGTATCTATTGGAGATGATATAAGTACAACTGGCTCATTTGGTGCTACATTAGTACTTGATGATGGAGAAATATTATATGCTCCTTTTAATTCAATAATAGTTATAACAGTTGCTACCAATGGTGCCTTAATTGCATATAGAGGATAGTTGTGCTTGGGTTAATTAATTCTTTAAAAATATTTAAAAGAGAAGCCCCTATTCAATATATTAAGGATGGGCTCAAACTCTATATGCCATATAAAAAGAATGATACAGTCCAATTCGTAGGCACAGGTTCTACCAGTTTTGATGGTACTAATGATTATATAGCTTGTGGTTCAGATTCTTCATTGGATAACATATTTGCTGGTGGTGGTACAGTAAGTGCTTGGATAAAGGCTAATGGTTGGGGCGAATCAGATACTGGAAGAATAGCATCAAAATCAAATTCAAATGATATTGGCTGGAATATATTTATAGAACTAGGTGGCAGTAGATTGTATTTAAGAAGTGATTGGTCTACTACAGATATGTTACGATACGCATCAAGTGCTATCACTCTCGGTCAATGGCATCATATAGCAATTACCTACGATTCAACAGCATCTGCTGGAACTGACCCAGTTATTTATGTAGATGGAGTCTCTCAAACATTAAGTGGAACTGCATCTGAGGGAACAGTAGTAGATGATGCAGGTAGTAATCTTGAGATTGGGCATCGTGCTGGTGGCGATGATAGAGAATGGGACGGCTCTATAAAAAACTGTGCCATCTGGAATCGTGCTTTAACTGCTACTGAAGTACAGAATGTGATGTATAAGCAGTATAATGAAATACCAACATCTTCAAGACTTACAGATGGTCTTGTGAGTTGGTGGGCTTTGGATGCTACGAGCTTGGGAAGTGAGTTAGTAAGTGATGTTGATACATATGATGCATCTGCTTTGTCTTCAACATGGCAAGGAGGAAGTGGTGCAACTATTTCATTGGTAGATGGTATAGGTGGAAGGGATAATGTATTAAAAGTTTTATGTGATGGTTCTGACGATGA